TGGGGACAGTTCTTCATTAAGAATGGAATCAAGACTTTGGTAAATAAACCATCACCAAAGTTAGACTCTACACGGACCAAGGGTAATTGATATTCATTTACAATCTTAGCAATCTTGTTTAAAGTAGCATCATCATAGCCACCTTGGATACCTAAGAGTTCATGGATGAATATAGTACCACTAAGGACTGAGGATACACATAAGCCAGTCTCATCAGCTCCTCGGCCACTAGGGTCTATACTTAGGTGACTATGGTTGTATTTAAGATAATTATTACTAATGTACATAGGTTCTGAGATTAAATCCCCAGAGATACCAAAGTTAGGCATATCTTTCATAGGATTCTGTCCTTGCCATACAATCTTATCTGGACCGATCTCTGGATCTAGATCCATGACTATTAGATCTCTAAGCTTTAATGGATACCTGTCGGCATCGGCAAGGGATGTCACCAACTTGTATTGCAAGGCGTAATGGCTAGGGCCGATTTTAGCCCGTCTGGAGGCAAGCTCGTCCTTGTTGAACCGTTCGGGCTGGGTGGCGTCCCCTGGCTCCATATCCAATCCTAGGACCCAAGGAGCCACCTCCTCCATCTCGGCTGGAATGGATGGATCAGGCATCTCAGCGGGATACTTGATCATGGGGTATGATTCCTTGAGGACATTGTAAACTGAGTCTTGGTAGTGAGGAGTACCTAGGAAGATAACCCTTGAGCCTTTATTTCTAATAGACTCTAATTCTGCCAGTTTCTTAAGCAATGTTTCTTTACCTACTGGGGTTTCATTCTTACCCGCAATCTCAATGTCGTCTAGAACCACGCGGTCTGCGTGTAGACCTGTGATCTGTCCTGTGATACCTCGGGCAGCACAGTTTAGATCTTGTGTAAACTTGGTTCTAACCGCTAGGTTAAAACCAAGGGCATTGTCTTTATCCTCATCCCGTGGTATCATATACTTGCAATATGGTACCACCGATAGGATCTTTCTAGCCTGAGAAACAAAGTCTATAGCCTTGCCTTGGGTATTAGATAATACTAGGAAGGTTAGGTTTGGGTCCTTAAGCCATTCCCAGCTGGCTAGACAAGCGGTAATGGTAGACTTACCAGTACCTCGTCCTGCTGCTATAATGGCATCTGAGGGGCCTTCTTGAATTTCTCGGGCTAGTTCATACTGAATTTTGGTAGGCTCCCCAAGGCCAAGATGCTTAAAGCAAAAGTACAAGTGGTTTCTAAAATCATCAATAACTTCTTGGGGAACCTTCATCAGTATGCTGCTTTCTTAATCTTGAATGGTACGGCATCCTTCATGGCTGCCTCTACGGCTTCAATTGTTTCACTGGGGATGGTATTAACCTTGTCCTTGTGGTCGCTGAGAACACCACGGACTACGGTATACAGACCTGGTGTGCGTCTATCAGGATCATTAAGATCGCTGATTAAGCAATCCAATAACTTCTCTTGCATGTCATTCAGTTTTTCTTTCATTTCTTTAACTCCCTGTTGTCACTGACAAATGAAGGTGGCACACAATACCAACCCTCGGGTATCTTTACTTGATTCTTACTTAGGATCCATTGTCCTTGCTGTAGGGTATAAACCTTAGCATTGACATTAGGCCCCATTCTGATTGGACTGTCCTCGGGAATGAAGACTGTCCTGCTGCCGCAGCCACTCATCAATCCTAGAACCAGCACGACGAAGACGGTCGCGGTCAATATCAGCATCAACGGCAATCGACCCCGTTTCGATTCTTTTAAGTAATGCATCTATAATTCCTACGGCTATTTGAGCCATTATTTTATCAAACATTGTTAGCTGGTGGGGTTACTGGATCAGCTGGAGTTTTGGCATCCTTGGCAAGAATTAGACCAATACCAGCAATTACGGCGGCTACGGCTGAAGCAAAGTCAGCAGTGGTAGCTGGATCACCATCAAACATAGCAGTGAGTACGCCACCAATAGCAACGCAAATAGCACCAATACCAGCAATAGTTGTATTACGATTATTCATAGTTTTTTCCTTTCGAGTTCAATTACTCTTTGTTTTAAATCATCCAGCATTGCACCATGCTTTGCGTCATTGGATGATATCTGAATCTGGGCTTTTACCAAATCTTGAACAATTGTTTTTAGTTCTGTTAGATCTTTGTCTGTTTTATCTATAAGTTGGGATCGTTTCCCAATGTCAATAAAGAAACCACCAACACCAGCGGCTAAAACAAATAACTGTAGAATTTGTATTAAATCTTGTTTTTTCTCCTGTGGCATAGATATATTCCTTTATTAAGCACTGGTATTCCACATACCTCCGGCATCTACTAATGAAGTAGTTCCATCGGTATTTAAAATAGACATACGAATCCAAAGGTTACTTGGAATTCCTAAACGAGTAAACTTTACAGCACATTCGTTACGGCCAGCAACAGCTATTTTTTTAGCATTAAAAGTATTAAGACTTATAGTATCCATTCCGACACCGTAATCAGCACCTTCAGGAGTTGTAAAGAAATCATTTTCTAGGTAAAATGTCCAAGGTCCTAAATCTTTATCTGTATCCTCAATACTAGCATTTTCGTAAACCGTTGGTTGGTTAGTAACAGGAGCACGGAATACTTTGGCATATCCAATTGACTTTAATCTTGGTACACTTATACATAGATTTACTACATATTGTCTGTCTCCAGATGTTCCACTTTTGTATTCAAAGTGTTCACTTTGAACAAAAACCTTAACATCATTTTTATTTAGTCGAGATCGTGCTCTTTGAATTTCCAGTGGTGTTGCATTTTTACGATAAATTTCGGCTAACGTACCATGAGTTGTGTTTGATAATGCATTACTTGGATGCTCATTAAAACCATGTTCAAGTATAATTGCACTAGAAATAGTCGTTGATCCTGCTTTATCAAATACACTAAATAATTCATCTTTTATGACAACCCTAAATACATATTCATCTCTAGGATCAGGCACAAAGTTAGAAGCAGTAGAAAATACGTTATTACTGTCTAAATTAAAGAAATGAGTACCAATTCTACCATCTAAAGAAGCATTTGTTTTATCATACCAATTAGGTCGGTATAACCAAGGCGAAATACTAGATTTAGTTAACTCATCTGCAACTCCACTAACAAAAATATCAGCTCCAACAGTTATTGTGGTTTCTAGGTCAATTAATCTTAATTGATCTGTTGGTCCAACATTTTGAATATACCAATCAATATCGGCTTCATTGTATTTATAAAGACCTGGATTACTTGACCAATCTCTACACCAATTTCCCCAGAACGAGTTGGATTTATAAATACTTCCCATTCCACTTTCCGATAATGTACTTTGTGTTGTTAACGTACCATACAATAAATCTCCCGAACCATTAAATCGTACATCCTTTGAAAAGGTACTTCCGTTTGCTGTAGTCTCTCCAATATTTGTAACTGGCCAATTAGTACCTCCAGTAGTTAAAGTTGAAATATAACTTGGGTGAAAAGCCATTGCAAGTTTATTATAATATACCATTTGTTTAGGTATTTTAAATAAACAGCTTTGAGCAGTATCAGAAGATTCTAGTCTCTTATATGAAATATCTTCAATTCCTAGATAATCAGCATTTAGTAAATGTGCCTTGCTTAATCTAGAGTTATAATCCTGGTGTAAATTGTTTGATGTAGCTGCTAATCCCGCCCTTGCTCCAGCAAAAGCATAGTCTCTTAGTGCTGTAAGGTATTCATCCCGATAAGTAGGATTTATTGGCGTTGTCATGTTTATTAGATTGATATTAGATGTAGTTGTAAATGTAATTGGATTTGTATTTTGCGTAACTGGTATATTACACCAAGCGGTTGTATAGCATTCTGGAACATTCAAATAAAACCCATTAGCTTTAATCCCTTTTCCGTAAAGCTTTGAAATCCTTGTTCCATCGGCTACAGAAAAATATGCATTTTGTTTATATAATGAAGACCCGGATGCAGTAACACCGTGGTATTTTAAACTATCTATTGATGTCCACATGCTAGCATGATAGAGTTCATGTGGCGAATCCCAAAAAGCAATCTTAAAATTAACTAATGCTTCACCTGTAGTATCATCTACAATAGTTGCTGTTGATGCTATATTTCTAGCTAAGTTCCAATATAACTGAACTTTAACTGGATTAGCTAAGCTTGCAGCAAAGTTATTGATTTGCGTATTTACATTGTTAAAGAATGCTATAGGATCTTGTTCAGAAGGAATTATTTTTTTAAGGATATGATAAACTGTTGGAGCATGTGTTAAAACATATTCATTAGATCCATTTTTAAATATATCTAGTGCTGCTGGTGCACTAATTGCTGTTTCACCGTTAGAATAAGATTGATCTGTATTATTTCCTTGTCGATTATAGAAAGTAAAGTCTTTAAACTTTAAATTATTTTCTCGAATATCTACACTTGGTAGATAGTTTTTCCATTTGGAAACTAAACTATCGTATACTAGGATATGTGTATTGCCAGCATTAGTAATAATTACATCTTGTAAATTATCAATAAATCCACCGATGGTACCAGCTTCAAACTTAGTTCCATTCCAAACTAGACTATAGCCATTACTTACTCCAGTAAGATCAAAACGAACAGGACCACCTAAGTTTTCTCCACCTTGAATGACAAATCCATTGGTAATGAAGTTTACTGGGGTCCAATACGTTGCATTTGGCGGTGTTTGATTAGTGTGAGCTTGGATGCATTGATAAACTACATTGCTTGATGTAACATAGTTACCAACAACATAGGCTGTACCTGAGTTCCATGCTACAACATTAGCTGCTACTGGATAATGATGGTTGTTGATTGAACCAACCCATTCTTTTTCTTGACCTAGGAATAACAATTGATACAAAGATCCGTTCAACTGCCCCGCTGTAATTTTAGCGCCATCTACAAACTCAAATAACATCTTGTCATTTGGGGTGCATCTTCTAACTACTACCTGACCAGAAGCTGGTGGAGCAATAAGCGTAATGGTTTCTGATACCGTGTTAACAGTATAATCAATATTTAAAGTAAGTTTGGTTTCAGCAGATCCTGCGCTTGCTCTTGTATAGACGCATAATTGATCTTGTGCTGGGATCTCACACATTCTTGCAATAGCAGCAAATGAATAAGTAGCTCCAACTGAATACACCTTTTCAACTGCCCACTGTCCAGCATTGGGAGAATAGTAAATAGGATCATTTGATGAATAGTTATAACAGGGCATGGGTTCTCCTTATTCAATACTTGTATTCAATCTTCTAAAGTTACAAGCTAGTTCAATATTTGAAATATTACATGGTGTGGGATATGTAGATTGGATATAGATCTTGCAAGCTTCCGAATAAGAAAGAATCTTAACTAGATGCTCACCTACACTGTCGATTTTTAGTTGATCGTTTCTGGACAATAAGCTATTAATATCCGTGGGATAGAATGTAACCTTTTCGTCAATCCTACCTCTTCGGTTTACTATGATATCGTAAGAACCTGAATTATAATGCCTGAAGGTTGCTTTCTTGATATTAAGGACACCTTCATAAACAGTTGATGGATCATCAGAACTACGTTGAACCTGTTGAGATAATTCAATATTCATTAAATAAGAATGACCAACATATACAGGATTAGCTGTATAATTACCTGTTACAATAACTTGGGTTTTTACAATACCACCATCCGTAATGGTGTTTAAAGAAGCAGGATTAATTTTTATACTCGTATAAGCTTGTGTACCCCAAGCAGGACCTAAAACCAGGTAATCTATTTCTGGATTATAATGTGGCAACAAGAATGTCGTAGCATTATTAACTGAAGAATAAGTTGCAGCTGAAGTTGGAAGCAAAGTAAGCCAATCTAACATAGGAGTACTTACAGGTACAGTTTCTAAAGAAGTATAATAGACGACCAGTTTATTTACATTTGGCGTTCCTGAGTAACGTTTAGAAACGGTATAAAGATCTTTTTCATAGGCTTTCAAGCTTAAGATATTATCATTATTAGATAAGATCCACCTATAGTATGCATTTTGAATGATTTTTTCACCATTGGTTCTAAAAGTAAAGAAGTAAACATTATTTGTATCATCTGCATCTACAAACATGATCGAATTGGTTGCAGAGTTAGTTGTAATTGCACCAAAATTTGTTGGGATGTATCCCTTACAGTGAGTACTCATATCCATAGAAGTTGAAAATTCATCGTTGAATGCACTACCGCTAAGGTACATATACAACCTACCCGAATCCATAAAAAAGATATTATTACCCATCTTTTGTGGTTCGACAAGTTTGGATGTACTGTAGAACGACGTAGGACGTAGTTCAACATTGAAAGCCGAGATACCAGTATCAATAGAACCACCTCTGATTTCAAACTGTACTGAACCAGAACTAGCCACAAACATGATTGTCTGGAATGGAACAATATGACTTAATTTGTTATAAGCACCAATGGTTGATTGGATATCAATAGGATCTGTTTCTACGATGTTTTGGACATCATCAATCCAGAAATTATAAAAACTATTGGTTCTTGATGCCAATAAGGTACTGTCTGTAGCAATCCATAATCTATTTTTCCAGAAGGCTACTGATTGTACCTTTTCTTTTCTTTCTAAAGCTTTAGGACCTGGATTGCTAAGAGCAGTTCCAGCTCGTCTAGGAAGTAATGGCATATGCTTTACGCGCCACTTGCCATCTGTAGCTGTGTCTTTATAAATGATAATTGGGAATCGTCTATGGTCAAATACCGAATTAGCTTCTTCTGTTCTTAGTCTTTCAAAATATGGATTTTTACCATACCTTGTAGCTCTATAGAAAGATGGGGGGAAAGTTAGGTAAGGATTCCTAGCATAGTAAACCTTGCCAAATCCATTATATGTTGTTTGGCCATCTCTATCTACTTTTGGAAGTGGAGAAGATTGGTGGTAATGGTCTTTACCAAAGTTTATACTTCCACCAACAATGGGTATAATTCTAGGATTATCATAATAATGGTTAATCATTCTTTGTGCTTTATATCCATTAGCATCTTGCACATCAGCTTGAACTTCTGTAGCAGGATACTGAGGGATTAGGCTAAAATCATTTAAACTTTGTCCTCTTTCTTCCTCTTCCTGTGTTTGTGAATTGACATAGAACTCAATGTCATCCCGAACGTTTTTCCAATATAAAGTAAGTTGATTGATATCATCTTCATAACTTGGATTTGGTGAACTTGGAGGAACAGTTACTTTATAGTTGACTACATCTCCAGAATGAATATATTCATTTGTAGCTTGAGATGAAATCCAACTGTTGGCAGCGACCAATTCTTTGGAACCATTGTCAGGTAGGTAATCCAATGGAATTAGTTTATTCCACAATAATAATCCAACATCAAGATCAATAGATCCAAATGTATCTTTAATTGACGTAGGAGCTAGTGAATAGGTTTGATTAGCTACTCTATATGTAGCTGTTACGTTTTTATTACCAAATGTCAAATACTCAAATACACTGCGTGTAAAGCCACTTGTGTTTCCAACAACACCAGCTACAATATCAACAGTTTCTTCAATCCATTCAGTTGGTTCAATCCTAAATACCGTAATAAATGTATTTAAATTAATTGTAACAGCAGAACCACCTGGTGGTGTATATGTATATACTTTTGTTACACTTGGATCAAAAGTATAAGCTGCTCTGTTGATAATAATACAATAACGATTATATCCATCAATATCTAAATAATGGAAATAGAGATTATCTGGGTTAAAATTAGTAGACTCCCCAGTTAAAAAGGTAGTTGGGGGGTCTACATAATTTAGTGGCAAGTAGGAACCTTGGGGGGCTCCGTCCTTTGTATACGCAATTTGTGTCATTGGAGGTCGCTTTTCGACAGACTTCTCAAGTGATACCAAGCAGTTGTCTAGGTTCTCCGCTTCACTAATTAAGCGTTTTGTTGGTGCTTGGCGGCCTACGCCACCACTCAGGGTATTAATTGGAAGTCTTGTAAAAGCCATTAGAACCTCGTTCTTGTAAAGTATGGATCATTACTTAGGATACCTCTGCGGTCTACGGCTGCTCTTGTGCCATAATCTCCTAATAGTATTGATCTATGTTTCTTAAATATGTCCGCTGCGCGCCCACGGGCTATATGATATTGCTCTCGTACAGCAAGTCTTTTGTCTACATCTAGATCACCTTGAGTGATGATCTGGTATTCCCTTGCTGCCGATTCCATGATACCTCGTTGCAAAGCCGAGTCAATATCATCCCAACCATAATAAGAAGCAGCGTTACCTAGGGTAACGATAACTTCAATATCCAACTCCTTATCAAAAACATCCGTCTGCTTTGTTATATTGTAAAGCACAGGTCCGCTATTTGTGGACTTTAATGTAGTTTGGATCACCTCCCCCGTCGTAGGATCAAATAGGGGTTCTACGACCTGAGCATAACAAGCATTCGATGGTAAGTTAATGTTACCATTGACATCTGGAGCGATGGTTGTAATGTATCTATTGTTTGCAATACCTCTCATTACCATTGCCTTGATTGTTTGATTTAAAATGAACTGGGCAACACTGGTGTCTACCCCAGCATCATTATTTAAATCAGAAATCAAGTGCTCTCCCGAGGACAACAGCATATGATTAATGGCATCAGTATAACTGTATAGTCCCATTACTTAGTTCCTTTCTTCCCGTAGGGAACCAGCTTGTTAAGAAATTCTTGGCGTTTCTGGCAACCACAACCTTCTGTTTTTTTGAAACCAAGTTTGTTTGCCACCTTAGCTACCGTATCGCCAAGACCTGTAGAACGTGTATTTGAAATTGGATTAAATGGTTTCATAACTCTCCTTGCGAAAAAAATACCTAGGGGGCCTTTCGACCCCCTAGGTACAAATACCAAAATGTAATTAGCTAACGCTAGGATTAGATTGTATAAGTGCCTTGAATTGCGCCACAGAGTTCTGGGCGAAGAATACCAGCACCACCCATAATGGAGCTTACAGTAAAGTAAGTACCACGACGGACATCCTTAACCGACTCAACCTTCATGCCTTGTAGACGTAGTGAACAGATAGCAGAACGTTGCCAAATAAGTGCTTTAATTGGATTTAAAGTGTTACCTGTACCAACAGTACCTAAATTGCGTCCGTTATTGGAAGCGGCAGTATTTGGATCTGTACCACCAGAGGTATATCCGTGCCAATTAAAGTCATACTTAGCATCACCAAGATCAACAACAGCACCAGAATCGTTATTATTAACTAATTGACCTTCTTTACCTACAGTTACTGAAAGAGCAGATCTAGGGATATTCGCGTATGAGTCAGTATTAGCAGTAATATCAGTAACAGCACCTGACTTAACAATAACGTGATCAAGCTCAGCAAGGTGATTACTCTTAACAATAGTTACACCCATATACTCAAGTGTTTCCTGTAAAGGGAATTTATTGGTATTTAGAGTAGCACCAAGACCACCAGCTTCGGCTACGCCACCAAAGTATGGACGACCAGCACCACCAGCAAGATCAGCTGAAGTACGGGCAATACCAAGAGCGCGAATATCATGGAAAGCCTGTGGGGTTACGGCGCAGTATACTTCGTTAAGGGTTGCATCAATTTCTGAGAGACGAACCATATATCGCTCTAGATAATCTAGAAGAAGTAAAGCTGCATCTGTACGTTGAGTTGTAGTAGCACCACGGAAACCGAGAGCATTGAAAGTTGCATTTGGAACAAGAACTTGGTTATTTGAGTTATTCATGCCGCAATAACCAGTAGTAAATGGAACACGATTTGCAGCAAATGCACCCTGAGCAATCATACAAGCAATTTGCTTATCACGAATGTAGCTGAGTTTAAGACCAGCTTGACGAGCTAACTCAGAGCGATAATCCCATTGAGTAAGCATAAGGTGAATATCATCAAGTTCAAAGAATGCAGCCATTGGGCGTTGATCTAGTGAAATATCAAACCAACCTGGGTTTTCTGTACCAGAACTACCAATGAGTTCTTGACCAGCGTTCCAAACACCAATATGACCAACAGTACCAGTTACTGGAAATCTTTTGGTTGTGCCTGATTCAATAGTTTCAGTAGTAACCAGTGGTTCAAACATGTTGTATTGGTCATACGCATTGATTACTTCGCCAGACCAAATAGGAAGCCAGTAATTGGGATCTGTACCGTTTGTATTAGCAACATTTGGAATTGAAGTTGGTGAAGCTGCTGAACCACCGTCTGGCCAGAGGTTTGTACTACCAGCTACTGGATAAATTGGGTTAGTGTTTTGACCTGTAATACCTGGAAGCCATGCCATATTTGTTTCTCCTTATATAGAAACTCTCTATTATTATTAAACATTAAACAAAGGAGAAACCCTTAATTGTTCCGTGTCCTTGTAAGAAATATTGATAAAACTTTCTTACAGGATTATACGGAGTTAACGATTTCTGTAACCGTAACGAGATGAATTAATAACCATTGCTTCTACTGCTTTTCTGTAGTTGGCATCAACGCGATACCTTGGATCTCTGAGTGCAGCTTGTTGTTCAGCAAAGTTCTTAAACACCTGTACGGATTGTGGAACCTGTGAGGGGTTGACCCGATTATCCATTGGCTTAGGTTCTTGTGAGGGAGCCTTTGGTGGGTTTTGTTGCTCAAACCTAGCCTTAAGTCCCAGGAGGACATTCTTATAGGCATTAGTCTGGAGAGCACGATTAGTGGCTGCAACTTCTTCAGTTGTTAGATTATCTTGAGCCCATTTAAACATCCGCTTAAGATTGTCATTGCCTCCGACAACCGACGCAGCATCGTCCCAAGATTGCTTAGCTAAAGCCTTGCGGCCTTTAATCATCTGCTCAATAATTACTTCATCAGCACCCATCTTATCCTGGATTTCCTTGCGGGTAGCAGCACTTACGGCACCCGTTGAGTCAATTTCCTTGCCCCAACGAAGCCAGTCTTCTGAGCTAACCCGAGCCGTAGATCCAGGCTGAGGAGTAGGTGGTGGTGTAATCTTGAGGTCCTCAGGGATACCTGATAGATCCTCGACTGGTTCAGGCTTAGCCTGAGCAACTGGAGGTGAGTCCTCAATATAGTTAGGATTAGTCACCCCATTTTGATTGTATTGCTTCTTTAATGAAGCGATTTCCTGTCTTGCCTGGGTGAATCCCTTACGGGCTTCTACTAGGCTGTTGAACCAATCATCAGCTGACTTGAAGTTACTAGGAATCTTTTGTCCTTGATCCTGAACGTACTTCATGAACATTGCACGCTCATGAACAATTACTGGATCTTCAGTCTGAACTGGTGTGGCAAGTTGTGGCTGAGTCTCGACAGGTTGAGATTGTTCAGCATTATTGATTTCTGACATTTAAATATCTCTCCTTTAGATTGTTCGTTACTTAGAACGAGTCTTAGGTTTCTTAGGTTGAATTGGTTTTTTAGAGTCTGGTTTAGGACCAGTACGAGTCTTTACATATTCCATGTCTGTCTTGCAGGGTTTACCCATCTTCATTTCTTCTTCATCTTCTTTCCTGGGGCCTTTTTCTTAGAGGCTTTCTTCTTCTTTGGCATTGGTTTTTCTTCTGGCATTGGCATCTGGGCACCTAGACCCATTTGTGATTCCATCATACCAGGACCATAGCCAGTTGGCATACCCATTCCCATACCCATCATTGGCATTCTACTCATTATAGCCTCATTTCTTTTTTATGCTATTGTTTATATTGTATTGAAGTAAGTTTTTAACAATTGTTTTGCCCCATTCAACATAACCAGCTTCAACTAAGTGAGTAGCTGCAGTTGCTGAGCCTGTACCAACAGTATCTCCTCCATCCCAATATAATCCACTTTGGTAATCTGCTCTCGGTAAAGCTTTAACATGGTCTATTACTGTTATTGTCTGTGAACCAGTGGTTTCGTAAAGTTTTTTAGAAATATCATCACTAAATGTATTAGATGTAACTGGACCACCCATTATTACAAAAGCAATATTACCAGGTGCAAATCCACTTGAAATCCATTTATTGTATAATACGGTAATTGAGTTTACTAGTGATTTCTTAACTCTTTCAGTAGCGGCTGTTGAGTTAGTTGATGCTGAAACACCACCTTGTGTTGTATTTGTATTGGTTCCATGTTGCATAACAACAATAACTCTTCCTTGGTTATTGCTATTTGCTGCAACTTGTCGTCTAACAATTGCACTAAAGAACTGTTTCAAATAGTTACCAGCATCATTGACTTCAATAAATTTATTAATGGTATCTTCTGGTAAGCATTGACCCTCTGCTTGTAGTTGGCTTACTGCAAAACCAATTTTCTTTTCATATATAGAAATAAAGAAAGCTGCAATTGGTGCAGTTACTGTTGATCCAATAGTAGTATTTCCACTAAAATAAATCTTAACACCATCAGCAGCAACAAGATTACTTGATGTTGGGGAGTTAGGGAGTTTATTAAATGCTAATTCTGAATCTTTAAAAGTATAGGAAGTTTCACCTACATTTTTTGCAGCAAATGTTAAGTTAGCCGCACCAGCATTTGTTGCCCCAGCACCACTATTTCTTGTAATTCCTAGGGTAATTGAACCACCATTAGGTGTACTACTGTGTGTCATTCTAAAATAAAGTAAAGAATTATCCCATTTTGCAGCAGTAAACCAAGGATTTCCATCTATTACAAATTGATCATTTCGCATGGCTCCAGTTGAGTTTGCTGTAAACATAAACCAATTTGTAGCTGCTGGTGCTGATGCAGCACTTGGATCGTGTGAATAAAACCCAGTTTTAATCGAACCAGTTGCTGTTGCGATTTTTGCTTGACTCATTTCATTATGAAAATATGTAAAATCATCAGCTAAACTACTAAAAGCAGCATTTGAAAAATTATAAGAAGAACCTAAATACCCTGCAGTTAAAGTACCAGCAGTATTTCTTAATCGAATATTTCCAGAACCGACTGATGCATCTGCATCACGATTATCAATAGAATAAAGCCAGGTTCCAACTCCTGTTTTAAACGTATTAGAACCAATAGCAACAGGATAAATAGGAGAACCATAAAGATTTAAACCTTCGTCCATTAAAGCTTTAGTTAAACCATCAGCTAGACCAAATATCCTGGCTCCAAAGTCTACTGCTCCTTGTGTAGCTGGCTCACCATAATGGCAGTTTGAATCACCAACCATTACAATATCAACACTTTGTTTATTTTTTTTAGCGTCATCAATCCATTTACCAGCTATAGAAGAACCTTTTATACAGTTTTGTATTGAGTAACCCATATTTTATTCCTTATTATTTTAGTTTGCTTCTTAGTTTTGCACCTGTTAGGTGGTAATCTCTTTCAGTTCTTGATAGAGTACTATTATTATCCAATGAACCACCATTATTAATCAAGAGCACATTCTCAGATGTAATAAAATCTTGAATTAATTCCTGACCATTTGCAGGAAAGGTAAAAATTTGAGAAGGTGGATTAGAAATTCCTGGAATATATGGATAAATCAAATTTGCTGGTAGTCCTAAATCAATACCATTAGGATTAAATAAATCTTTTCCTATAATACCAGACCACTTAGTAAAAACAATAGTAATGTTATGTGGAAAAGCTACAGAATTAAATAATCTATTGCCTCGTAAAATTGCTAATGTTTGTTCTTTAGTTATAGCTGGCATTGGTAGCTCCTTTAGTGGTTGTTTTACTAGAGATTAATTTCATTTTTTACCTCCACATCCACATGACATCTTGGGTTTCTTCTTAGAAGACATCTTCTTTTTCTTTGCCATTATTTCTTTCCTTTCTTCTTGGATTCCCAAGATACAGGCTTAGAGCTTTTCTTAGCCTTGGTTCCTTTGCTGGTGCACTGTGCTTTAGTTGGTCGGCAAGCGGGATAAGAGCCTCCAGACTTGGCAGACTTTCGACCACATGGCCCGCCTGTCTTGCAGTTTATCCAGCCCTTACCGTTGTTCCGCTTGAACCAACCATGCAGACCTTCCTTTTTTTCTAAGGAAAAGTCAGCCATTACTTCATACCCTTCTTCATTGACATCTTCTTACCAGACTTCTTAGCTTCGGCCTTTGCATCGGCCTTGCCCTTAGCTGTATAAGGAAATGATTTCTTACCTACCTTTGGCATTTGAACGCCCTCCCTTCTTGGTCTTATTACCCCAGTTCTTGGCTCCTACCTTACGGCATTTGACCATAGAACCCGAGGCGTAAGCACTATGCTTACCACCATATGCCTTCATAACTTTATTGTAACATGCATCCTTAGGCATAGATTCTAACTCCTAGGTTATTTGTTGAAACCCTTAAGGGTCTTGGCTAGGTTGCATTGACGTTTGGTTTGGGTAGTTAATTTACCACCCTTGCAATATGAAGATATAGATTTACCAGCAGCCTTGGCTTTCTTAGTCAAAGCTCCTGGTCTTTTAATTGCACCTTTAATCCAGTTTTTTTTACTTATCATAGGTTTCCTTTTATATAGGGGAATTGTATCCTTCAAACAAAAAGGTATCTAATACTTGATTATTGTCTGTAACATTTACAACACCAAGAGACATCTGTGAAGGAAGCATATCTAGAAAAACAATAAAAGCAACGTATTGATTGTTTTCTACAACAAATGTTTGATTATGTTCTATTATTAACCACGATTCGCTATCAACATAATAATCTGAGGTTCCAATATTAGTATTGCTTACTTTGTAATATACTATACCAGGATCACCACTTTTTGTTATTTTTAAGGTTATTGGAGTATTTATGCCGGTAATCTGAGCACAAGTTGAGATTGGTGCTTCTTCCCAGTTATGTATTACATCAGTCCAGTCTACTGAGTTTGGTTGAAAATCTGGTACTAATGGAATTGTAGGAAAGTTGTATTTTTTAAACTTAATGTTATCAATTCTAGTATCTGGCTTAAAACAACCAGATTTAACAAGACAACCCTTGACAAGTTCTTTGGCTTTGTTAAAAGCATTTGCTTCCGTAGTATCTGAAAACTTACCACCATATATGTGTTTATTCAAAACTACAGTAACAGTGTGTGTTGTTTGGTTAAGTTGATTTGTTTTACTTGTATAATAGTATTCTACAAAGTCTACACCTTTAATTGGAATATTAGCAGCAATTCCTTTTATAGCCATATTACCCCCAGTTTGAAACTAAGATAGAAAGATCTGGTGCATCCACAATACCATTGCCATTTAAATCAGCTGGATTGTTTCCAAATGAAACCTGACCCCAGTTACTAAGTAGAATAGAAAGATCCTCAGATCCGACTAATCCATTATTATTAAGATCACCAAGACGAAGTGTTCCAAGGATTGTAGCAGCATAGTGGTTGCCATTTACTTTTAATCCTGGGATATTAGAGCCATAGACTTCAGTGAGTTGGATTCCAGTAAGTCCTTGTACTTGAGGTACTGTTGTTACTTCTGTTGAATCAAATAGTCCAACCACATCAAAGTTTAAATTAATTAAGGTTTCTGGCTGAGTAACTATAAAATTACTACCAAGGAAACCATAGATAAATAACAAACCAGTTCCATCTTGAGGAGGAATAACTTCATTTGTTCCATAAAGATCACAACAAATATTATCTGGTTCGTTGTTGGCTTCTGGGAATCCAGAAGCTCCGTCCCATACATTTGGGTTATTATTGGTAAAATCAATTCCAGTAAGTCTTAGGTGACTTGGATTCCAAGTAAAAGCAATATCTGCGACCACATACCTTTGAGCAAAGGTTTGGGGAGAAACTTGCAAAGGAATAGAAATTGAATCTCCAAGTCCTACCCGTGTCTCTGGAGCAATGCAGGATAGATCAAGTTTCCATGTACTGGCTGTAGATCCCGTTACAGTTCGATTTACCAACCCTCCAGTTACATCGGTTGCTGGGTTAAGATACCCATAGACCTTGGTAAAGGCCGTGGGATATCCTGGAATCTGAATAGATGGTAGAATCTGAATCTGGGTGGTTTGTTGAATAAAATTGGAAATGCACTTCATATTGATCTTGTGCATATTGTTTCCCCAACCAGTGTTATATTGGGATTGTGTTAGTGCAATGCATTGATAAGCTGGATCTGTACCATTCCATGTTGCACTTTTCTGGATACGAAACATTGCATTGCCATCGCTAAAAGAATCATTAACCCCATTGGCAACTGAAGATGGCGACAAGGTTGGAGTTGTCTGACTGATTCTTGCATCTAATACAGGAAAACTAGAAATATATTCAAATTTGGTTGGATCCCAGGCAACAATTACATCCATGTATTCAATTCGTTGTCCAAAACCCTCACCACCAACAACAATGTTAAAACTAAACGGTTCATTATAAGCAACCAAATTAGTTTGACCAACTGTACTAGAAGTGATATCTCCAATCTTTACTCGGACCTTTGTATCAGGATTGTTATTAGCTTGTGCAAAGATGTTAGCACAAACCAAGAGAGATAATAAATAACTAATTAACTTCATATATTCTCCTTATTCAAAGTATCCTATGATTGTAACTTGTCCACGGAATTCTAATGAAGCGGTAGCAGCACCATTTAATTGCTTTAGGATTATATGGAAATAAGTACCTGGGAAAACAACCAAAGGACCATTATCAAAATCAACATCAAAACCTTCACTAGATGTACCTATTGGTGCTGCTGCTAAGAAATCAGAAATACCTAATGGGATTCTTTTAGGTGAAACAGTTGTTGTTGAATCTGTTGTAGCCAGTGTAACAGCAGAAGAACCTACCCCACAAGCCCAAAAAAACATTGTTGCATTAGCAGTAGCTGCTCCAGTAACTAACATCTTTGAAACTCTAATTCCAGTAATATACAATGTCTTTGCTGGGATATTAGTTGATCCAGCTGGATTAAGATATGCAAATAAAGCCCAATCTGTTTCATTGGTTGCAGTAGCAGCAAATCTATACTGACCACCTAATGTTGTATATCCTGCTGCTGAATTACTCAGTGTAGCTAATACGGGAGCTGTGCTATTTGCCCAGTTTGCGGTTTGCCCTGGTGCAGTACCTGGTTGATTCTGATAAGATCCACCACCAGCACCACATAAAACATGAGGCCAAGGTTTGGTTGAGTTTTGATCACCAAGTGAAACATTTATAAATCCAATATGAATTTGTCGTCCAGCCGAAGCAATTCCTGAATTCCTTACTCTATACATAAGTGTTTGAGATGTTGCAGAGGTTGGTGTTGGTTGGTTTCCTGGGCAATCTATGCTTGCAACTAAGGTATCATTAATCCAGAATCGACATACATCATTGTGTACAACTATTAAGAAATGGTTTTCTTCTGCGGGGTCGTATGAACCAACGCCATCTTTACTTGGAATATTGGTTGTATCTATTGTTACTTCTGTTTCAGTTCCATTAAAATTAATTACAGCCCTTAAAACTCCTGCATCGTTTCTTCTAAAAAATACTCCATCGGTTGGAACTGAGTTTGAAGCTGCAGATGAACCAATGCCCCACTCTGATATAGCGTTTTCAGCATTATGATTAGCTTCCTTTAACCAAGTGTCAAAGTAAACCGGATAGGTTCCAAACAATGTAAATGTTCTTCGACTAAACACATAGACATAAGTTCCTGCTGTTGTTGTCAAACCCTGATTTAAAATCAAATGATTATTGGATTGAGCTGTTGTCATAGTAGATGTAGGAATATTGAACATATGGGTTTGTGTTTGTCCACCTTCAAAAGATAGATTAAAGATGCTTTGATCTACACCAACCCTTACTCTGTAGTCGTCTGATATTTCCATAGGAAGAACTGTTCTTGTTCCTAGTACCACACCAGAATCTACTTCTGAACTGACCTGTACAAAGCCAGCATTTTCTTCTACTTGAGGAGTAACAACGTTTAGTTCGTATGTTGCTGTTACATTTGCTTTTCCTGCTGAG